GCAGAAAGCAGTCCGCCAAATCGTCTTTCTTGGGATGTTTTAAGAGATAGTCTTTCCACTGAGGAGGAACAAGTTGAGTAGCATGAACAATTCCTGTTTTTTTACGACCTTTGTAAGTTTTCGTATGATCTTCCAGAATTACAATATTCGATAGTTTATGAACAGCAGATACAGGAGCGCATTTGAACCCTGCACAAACAAACCACATATGAATCATTGCTTGAACAACAAGCATACGCTTATCTGGCTGCTGTTCGAGAACAATCTTGTCGGCGTCTTTCCAAATCTCTTTGCGAGCTTCAAGGCACTGGGAAATTGGTAGGGATAGTTCTACCACATTTCCCGACTTTGATGATTTTATGCAACGAGTCCATACATTCGATTTGTACTTTGCATAAATGGAATCCACGAGAACTTTTTTAGATGTTCCTACTATTTGAAGCTTTTGGGCTTCTGATGTTAGTTCTTTAAGAGATTTAGAGTTGAGGGCTTTTTTGGTAGGCGGTTTTACAATTTTTCCTTTGTGTAATGTGCACGAGTAAGAATTGTCTTTCAGCCAATTGGCTGGCTTGCGACACTTGAAGCATTTTGGACTGTCGTGACCAGCTGATTCAGCCATGATATCTATCAAATCCCACGATATAATACGGACATTTGATCGATTTGTTCCTTCCAAAATACAATAAGCTAAGTTGCGAGTACCTATATCCCAACTGATTATACGCATTACTTCTTCTTAGATGATATTATGTATAATGCAACTAAAAGGGTCATAGACGCATCAGTAGTTGGTTCGTGCGCTCGGTCCATAGGCAAGATGTCTCGAAGACGTTTGCCATTAGACAGTCTATCGTCAATGTCTTTTTTAATGCAGTCATAAGTTCCTTCTAGCTTAGCAGTTCTGCAGCGTTTGCGGCTCTGAAGATTCCACTCTGCAATATCATAAAACCCTGCAGGAGGTTTATATTCGTACTTGTGTAGTCGGCACATATTTTGAAGAGCTTCAATATCTGACGTACCTTTTACAATAACAAAAGATTTGGAATAAACTTCCATAAACTGTTTAATCCATGAAGGCGGTTTGTGATTCTTTTTAATATGGTCATCCGAATTATAAATCTTCAAACTATCTTTTAGAAGCACATGTTGTTCATTTGGAAGAGAGCTGAGAAATGATCGATGCCATTCAATCTGAAGTAGAGATTGATATTGGTCTAATTCTTCAGCTGTTTTATCAGAAACAGTGGCGAATTGTGAAGACACAAAAGAAACATCATAACCCCGAGGATTTAAAAAAGTAATAAAAAAAGGCTTTTCATTATATTCCCACTCATCGCCACTTTTCTTGAAAATGAATCCACCTAATTCACGAGGAATAAAAAACTCATCTGTGGCGGGAATACTTATGAACCCTGAAGATTTATTGATTCGCCAAAACTCACAGTCAAATGCCATAATTTGATTGTAGGATCCTGCTAGCATATCTAAATTTCTATTCTTGAACTTCATTGTTTTAAGATGATAACTTATCCTGCAGCTTTTAGGAGCTGAACAAGAACCGTCTTGGCATCGCGCTTTCCAAACGGAATACCGCGCTGGGTAAGAATGTCACGAAGCTGAGCCGCCGTCTTGGAATCAATTTCATCAATGTCAGTAGAATCTCGCGAAGCTGGAGGTCCCGTAACAATCTCAATGGGACTATCGTCAACCGTTACCCGATCATCTACCTCAACTTTTGCTTCTACCTCCGGAGGCGCTTCAACATCAAGCTGAACATCGTGCTGAGACTCGGGCTCAGGTTCAATATGCGGTTCAGGCTCGCTCATTTTGGGAACAAAATGTGAAGAAATCACCAGGGCAACGGACTGGATCTGCTGCATGATCTTGGTCTGCTGCCAGTAGAGGTATCCTACCATTCCCGAAAGAACAAAAACCATAGATGCTAGAACGACAACAGCGACGTATGTAAGCTGCATTTTTCTTTATAAGCGAATAAACATTTCTTCTTTAAACGTAATATGCCGACTCCCGACGCATCTCAGTTTACACAGCTGAAAAAGTATATGGCTATTTCCGAAGCTGCAATCTCTTCTGGTCCATCTAAGTTCTATGCATCTAAAGCTTACGTTCCTTCGTTTTTATCCAGACAATCAATCTTCCTTCCATTCAACAATAAAATCGATAAGATTGCTCTTACACCTGTAAAACTTCCAGCATTCCCTGTCGGAGATTATGTCAGTTTCTTGAACTTCACGATGTATAAAGATAGCGGAAATCATCTACAAACTCCCATTATCTCTGACCCTACCACCTGGGGAACTAAAAATAGTACTTTACTAAATGAACTTATGACGACTTCAGACACGGGAAGTTGTGCATATGGAACTGATGGAACTATTGTTCCTCGTAAAGTAAACACCAAGTGGAATTATATTAACCTTTATGTAAGTGGCTTCTATACTGCACCATTAACTAGTACTACTGCTGATGGATACATCTTCAAGATTATTTCAGACGATGGTGTAACTATGAAATTGAACGGAGTAACAGTTCTATCAGAGCCAGGATACGGTAATTCCGGAGAATATACTACAGATCCAATTTATCTTACTGCCGGAACTAAGTATCCTCTTGAAATTCTGTGGTCTAACGGAACTGGTGGTCTGAATATGTGTATCACTGAGATCAATGTTGATACTACTAATGTCCAATCTTTCTTTCCTTTCAATGATTATTGCTCACCGACACCTTAAAACTCTTCATCTAATCGAACAACCATATCTTCCGCCTTCATTCCTACACCGGCTTTCGCATACTCTGAAACCTTCTTTTCGAAGAAATTTGTTTTACCTTCCAGTGAAATCAGCTCCATGAAATCAAACGGATTCATGGACTTGTATATTTTTGAAATACCAAACTGCAGAGCTAGACGATCCGCAACAAACTCAATATAAGTCTTCATATCTTTTGCATTCATGCCAATCAGCGAACAGGGAAGCGACTCGCAAATAAAGTTGCACTCAATTTCAACGGCTTCGGTAATAATCTGCCGAATCTCTTTTTCGGAAAGTTTATTTACAAGTTTATGATACAGCGTTACAGCAAACTCCGTGTGCAATCCTTCATCGCGCGAAATAAGTTCGTTTGAGAAAGTGAGTCCGGGAAGAAGACCTCGTTTCTTGATCCAGTAAATAGCGCAGAAAGAGCCGCTGAAGAAAATACCTTCGACACACGCAAACGCCACGAGGCGAGTCGCATAAGAATCGGTAGACTCGATCCAGTTCTTAGCCCACTGAGCTTTAGCCGCAATGCAGGGAATCGTATCAATTGCTCGAAAATATTTAAGCTGTTCGTCTTTATCCTTGACATACTGATCAATCAGCAAAGAATAAGTCTCGGAATGAATACCTTCTGACGCATTCTGGAATCCGTAAAATAGACGAGCAACGGGAGACTGAATATCTTTCTGAAATCGAGTAGCAAGATTTTCCTGTACGATTCCATCAGACCCAGCAAAGAAAGCCAGTACTTGCTTGATGAAATTCTGTTCATTGTAGTTTAGCTTATCCCAATCTTCACGGTCACGCGAGAAGTCAATTTCCTCTGCAGTCCAGAAACATGCTACTGCTTTTTTGTAAAGTTTATAAAGATCTTCTTCTGCTGGAGAAATAGGGAACAAAGTGTAACGTTGTCCCGAAGTTACGCACGAAGAATCAAATAGAGGCTCCATGTGTATATTCTTGTGAAAGGAATTAAACTGTTTGGCATTCTAGAATTAAAGATGTCCGATCCATTTTATAACACCGATCGGCGTGATATTCTGCAACATATATTATCCCCAAAAATCGTCCAAGGCGGAGCCGGAACTTATGATGTCAAGCTTGATCTTATTAATGTAGATAATATTAATGTCACCGGCTCTGTTTCAGTAAACGGTGTTTCGGTTGGAGGTGGAGGAACTACCGGTATGACAGGCTCTACTGGTCCTACTGGCGTTACTGGACCTACGGGTGTAACGGGTTCTACGGGTGTTACGGGTGCTACGGGTTCTACTGGATACACTGGTTACACTGGTTACACTGGACCAACAGGTGTTACGGGTGCTACGGGTGTAACCGGATACACAGGATATACTGGACCTACTGGTCCTACGGGTTTAGTAGCTCCACTACAAAATGCAGATAAAACTATTACTGCAACCAATATATTTAACTCAAATACTTACCAATCAATATTAGCTGATACAACTGCTACGACAGTAAACAATCCTAGAAGTTCTGTTCCTGGGTTTCAGCTAGTACCAAAAGGTATCCGCCCTTTTCAAGATTACACAACATTCGTAAATGATCTTGTAATTCAACCAAATTCAAATGGAGGTGAAACTGGAAATATTGGAGGAAATGTAGGATGGGCTGCGTTTTCTATGCGCAACAACCCACCTCCGGGTGGAATTTACAATAATTTTGTGATAATTTTACCCAATGCATCTGGCGGAGGGTTTATTCAAGACTATCTATCATGTCGCTTATATCGCAATGGGTCCGATAATCAAATATTTGATATAAGTCCAACAAGCACAACTCGTTATTTCCAAGCACTTGTTTCCCCAACAATTGGTCCGTTGGCAGCATTTCAAGGAGGAATAACTACGCCAGGAAAGTTTGATCTTGCATCATTAACAATAAATAAAATATTAGGAGATACTGCTAGTAGTGGAAACTCATTAGTATTTACATCATCTATTTACCAATCACCCTGCTACACGTTTTCTCCAATATCTATGTCCACTGACATAAATGGAGCAGCTGCATTTAATGTCGTAATAGCCGGAACTTATAAAGCAGTATTTACTAGCAATCTTACTGGAGATATCCCAACTAATCCTGATCAATGGATTATTCCTTTCGGAATTAATGTTGGATCAATTTCGACAGTAGGATCCGCAGCATCTCAAGGAGTTGCATATGGTATGAATAACGGATCTACATTCGCTACAAGATTTCAAATAGATACGTTTTATTTTACAACTACAACTGTTAACACACTAATTTATTTAGCAAATAATTTTGGGAGATTTATACCGCCAACTACTATATCGCCGCTAGGGTTTAATATAGCTTTTAGCGGTGTTTACACTATTGAATTTACTCGGTTGTCTTAAATACAAATGAGCGCTGCGAGATACACAGCTATGAGGCGAACAGTCGCTACTGCAAACGTTACAAAAGTACACTACCCCACAAATATTGCAAAGAATTATGATTCATTGTATTCCGCTATTGCGTGCAATCCGAACTTCAGTGTTTTTATGTATGCAAACAAACCTTGTTGCAAGATTCCTCCGGTAAATCCGTGTCCCGCCGTCTATGATGGCGGAGACCCTTTGCAAACTTCTAATGTAATTTTCGATGGAGGCAATACAACTCAAACTTCAAATGTTATTTATGATGGGGGACAGCCATCTGATTCTTGCTAAGAATACACCATGTATCCAATAGAATAAATACCGAGTGATAAGAGGAATGCAAGAATGTTAGTAGGTAGTTGAAGTATAGAAAAGTAAAGTCCCATAATCAACGCCATCATTATTGAATCGCCTACCAGAACACCTATGTTTGCACCCTTAACATACTTCTTAAAGAGGTCAATTATTGCATTTTCTCCTGCAGGTATAGGAACAATAACAAGCCAGTAAAACAAAACATCATGGATGATTTGGTACAAAATAGCAATTCCGGTTAGGACGAGAGGAGAAGCGTTCTTAGGAGCTGTGAAGAACACAAGCATTATGACAATAACAAAAATCAAACAGTCGAGAAGAGAAGCCGTAAGTTTGTAAGTATCGTACCATTCGTTCAAAAATGAATTCAGAACGTATACTTTCTTGGTTATAACAATACCAAGAAGGTCTATCAATACTATCGCTGTTACTAAAGCTAAAGTATTCATTTACTTATAGTCAATTTTAAAACACAATGGAGCAAAAAGTAGTTGTATTAGTAGGTCAGAACCAGGCTTCTTTGCTGAATGCTTGTTTGCCTCACAGTCCCAAATTCATTACTCTGATTACACCCCCACAGCCTTCTGATTGGAAGTCTACGTGGGATGACTTTAGTAACACAAATTTGATTGTTAACTGTGGAGGATGGTCTCAGTATATAATACCCGGAATTCCCCGGAAAGATGTTAAGATTATAACCTGGTCTGGCGACGATCATGAAACCGTCCAAAGAATTCTCCGTGAATTACAAGTTGAATGACCATAAATTTAATTACACTAATAGTTTCAGCAACAATTCTTTTAGTTGCTGGATATTTTTCATATAATCCGAAACCGGAAGTGAAAATGCCAAATATGCGAGATTTTCCTTTCAATCAGTCGACCGGAAAGGAAAAGTTAATTCAATCAAAAACCGGCGATGCTTCTTTGTTTATTGAAACAGCTAGACGTAAAGTGATTGCATCAGCTTACCGTCCTGATTGGTGCTGTCCCACAAAAGTTATTAAAGAATCTACTCATACCAAAGGAACTACTTCTGGAGCAGTAGAAGCTTATATTCTTTCTCCATTTGGTCGTATTGTCGACTGCAATATTTGCGACGAGATTATTTATGATGGCGATGGTGGTGAGTGCATCATTGACGGAAACGTTTAATCATATAAATTAAGGATGGCTGCTTGCACACGCAATGCTCGCTTTGAATTACGAAGAAATAGTTCTGTGAATTGGACATCAGTTAATCCACTACTTCTTGCAGGAGAACCTGGTGTTGAGCTTGATACCGGTCAAATGAAAATTGGTGATGGGATTCATAGCTGGAATGATCTGCCCTATGTCGGGAAGGGTGGATTTGGAGCAGGTAGTGGAACCACCGGTCCCACTGGTCCCACTGGTAATAACAGTCTCGGATTTGTGAATGATCTTGGAAATACTAATAATGCAACACCTACGATTGCAGGAGGAGATCCAAATCAAAGAGATCTTGAAATATTTTACGACGCCGATGGTCCTAAACAAATAAGACGATGGATTCAATATACTAACGCACAAAGTGGCTTACCTATGTTTGCCTTAGTTCTTGCAAGTTTTACACCTACTATAACTGCAAGTTTTAATGAAGCTAATCTTAACTGGGATCAGCCATCTACCGGGTTTAACGTTAGTGTGGGAAATCCGTTTGACTACACAACAAAATACATAAGTGATATTTCTAGCATTACTGCTGTTAGCGGGGGCGGAACGGTTGGTCCGCTTAACGCTTTTACAGCTCAATCTAAAGTATTAAATCCTTCAGGAAACGGTCTTACGGGAGGAGTTTCGTGGACTCAGAGATTTAACGTAAATCTTCCACCCGGATACATTTATTCAAACGGTTCTGCGGGATCGGGAGGATATGCTCAAGCAAGAGTTCAGTTTATAGTAAATACTGCAGGAGTAACGGGTCTTTATACAACTACTATTCCAACCATTACAGTATATTGGAATAATCCTTCTTCTGCACTTTCTTCTTCTACAAGTCTTACCGGCAAACAATACTTAGAAAGCTACGATTCGGCAAATTATGCTCTTACAATATACAATCTTTCGTTTCCAGCAACCAATTCTGCAAGTCTAATTAGTACTAATTTAACAAACACAATAGCTCCTTCATCTGGAAATGGAACTTTTTCTGGAACACTGACGTTTAATCCAGTTATAAATTATGCAAGATATAGCACATTTGCAGGAACTCCGGGTAATAGACCAACTATTTCTGCAGTAACAACATTTACAAAACCCCCAAATATTTCAGGAACTGTAGGATATACTTTTCAATACACTCCAACGCCATACACATTTAATGCAAGTTGGATATTTCCTTCATTTTTAACTTGGACTGATTCTACGTATTTTGCAGGATTTCCTGATCAACAACTCATAACAAGTGACCTTATAAACACTGCAAAAACAGCATTTAATACATCTCATACGCGTAACTTAAATAATCCGCCTACAAACTATCCTATCTCGACAAACAATTATCAAGTAAATACATACGTTGGGTTTGTAACTAATCCTAAACCTGGTACAGATAGTGCAGCTGTTTGGTTTGGCGTTTATAGCGGTCATGCGCAACCAACTAGATTTGCATATGCGCCAAACGCAAGCTCAACTACAATATCTGACGTATCAACGCTTATTGTAAAATTTGATTTAGATTTATCTCCGGCTGGAACTGCGCCTAATACTGTTGTTTACAAATGTTATGGATACACTATGCAATCGGGGCAAACTTACTTATATTTTGATACACCGGTATGAGATAATTTTTGAAAGATAACATAACAATGACGACTAACGCCGATGAAACTACATTTGAAATGATTGGAATTTCAAGATCTTTGTGGCCGGGAACTTGGAGCCAAGGACCAGCTGGAACTTATCCTATCGTAGTTGACAGAGAAATTCGCGGTACATTGCACTACATCTCTGGCATTGAAGGTGATCGGTTTACTAATATATTTGGAACAAGACTGCAGTATGGTATGTTGGCGTATTTGGGGAATTCGTATACTATTACCGTAGGCGGAGTTACTTATAATAGAACTGCTGGATCATATTATAGCTATATTAGGCTTCCGGGAGATAGTGACCGAAATCCAGCAAACTCAAGTATTAAAAATAACACTGAAGCGAACTGGGTTTTATTTGTTGGAGGAGCGGGAGCAACGGGTGGTATAACGGGTCCCACCGGTTCTACTGGTAGAGGGGTAGCTTTTTATTATGGAACTGATACGAACACCCCTCTAGGTCCAATGCCAAAACCTCCTCAAATTGGAGATTTATTCTTAAATACTGCCACTGGACAGCTGTATGTAAAAAACTCATAGTTTCTTTAATTTTCACTAATAAATGTCGACCTGGACACCGGTTCTTAATTTGATAGGTCCTACGGGAGCTACGGGTGCTACAGGTGCTACGGGTGTTACGGGTGCTACCGGTATTACTGGTTTGACCGGTCCTACTGGTTTTACCGGTCCTACAGGTGCTACGGGTGTTACGGGTGCTACCGGTATTACTGGTTTGACCGGTCCTACCGGTTTTACAGGTCCTACGGGAGCTACTGGTATGACCGGTTTAACTGGTCCTACTGGTTTGACTGGTCCGACAGGTTTCACTGGTCCCACGGGTCCTACTGGTATGACCGGTTTAACTGGTCCTACTGGTTTTACAGGTCCCACGGGTCCGACAGGTATTACTGGTTTAACTGGTAGTACTGGTCCTACCGGTTTCACGGGTCCTACTGGTATTACGGGAACACTTATATATGGAGCTACTGGACTTCCCGCAACAAATGCACCCGCAACTGCAAGAATTGGAGATTTCTACATAGATTTCCAACAAGGACTTTTATATAGATACGCGTAGAACCAATAGCATAATTATGCTAAAGTTTATTAAGAATGGCATGGGTGCCAAATTTATTTCTAATAGGTCCGACCGGTCATACAGGAGATACCGGTCCTACAGGAGACACTGGGTTTACGGGTGACACAGGACCTACCGGAGACACCGGTCCTACAGGAGACACAGGACCTACCGGAGACACCGGTCCTACAGGAGACACCGGTCCTACAGGAGACACTGGTTTTACGGGTGACACTGGTCCTACAGGAGACACTGGGTTTACGGGTGACACAGGTCCTACAGGTGACACTGGGTTTACGGGTGACACAGGACCTACAGGAGATACTGGTCCTACAGGAGACACTGGTTTTACAGGAGATACCGGACCTACAGGTGACACTGGTTTTACGGGTGACACAGGACCTACAGGAGATACTGGTCCTACGGGAGATACCGGACATACTGGAAATGCTGGTCAAAATGCATGGACTCCAAATATAATTGACTCACAGTATATAACGCAATCAAATACACGGGCAGGAACTTTTTATTGCAATAATGATTTACCACCTTCAAATTCAGCCATGCTAAGATCTGTTGAGTCGTACAGTACTTTTTATTACAGCTTTAGAAAAGAAGAAGTTGGGGATGCTATGTACGTTCAAGTATACTCAGGAAATGTTAGTAATATGATTTCTTGGAGTTTTAGTGGGTCTAATGCAACTATAAGTCCAGGAACAAATGCATTTCCACCTGGATTTACTAATTCAACATTTGCGTATAATGCTGGAGATAGATTTGCTGTTACATGGGATGGTGAAAATGTAATATTTTATTATAATGAAACTGTTGTAACAATTGTTAATGCAAAAAATGATCCGGATTACAAAAAGCCCGCTTATATTGCTATTTTTTTCTATACTCCAAATTCTTACATAAGCGATTTGACGTTTGGACCAATGCCTCCTGCTCCAATTATTGGCAATACTGGAGCTACTGGAGAAACTGGACCTACTGGAGATACCGGTTTTACGGGCGACACGGGTCCTACGGGAGATACTGGTTTTACGGGAGATACTGGACCTACAGGAGATACCGGTTTTACGGGCGACACGGGACCTACCGGAGATACCGGTCCTACGGGAGATACTGGACCTACAGGAGATACCGGTTTTACGGGCGACACGGGACCTACCGGAGATACTGGTTATACAGGAGATACTGGACCTACCGGAGACACTGGTTTTACCGGAGATACCGGACCTACGGGAGATACTGGTTATACAGGAGACACAGGACCTACCGGAGATACTGGTTTTACAGGAGACACAGGACCTACTGGAGACACTGGTTATACAGGAGATACTGGACCTACTGGAGATACCGGTTATACAGGAGACACTGGACCTACGGGAGACACGGGACAGCAAGGTCAAAACTCATGGACACCTATAAGTTATCCTGAAGGATCTACTGTTTCTTACAATGGTAGAGCAGGATTGTTTAAAAAAATAGATGCTTTTGATACAGGATATAATAGTTCGTTGCGTTCGGTTGAAAGATATAATGCTTGTTACATGAGTTTCACTATTCCTAGTGTTTTTCAAGACAGAGAAGCTATTATAGGATTAGACAATAATGACATACCGGCTGGGGGTATAACTGACTTGAATTATTACTTGTTTCCTATAAATTTTGCATTTTATCCCGGTCAGTACTTCTATATCTATGTAAATAACGCACAGATACTTGGTCCTCAGCCATATAGCCCAGGTAATAACTTTTCAATTACGTATGATCATAAAACATTAACATTTTATTCATCTGCAGCTGTTATTGCAACCGCTCCTTTTACAAGTACTACTCCACTGTGCCCAAATGTAATATTATATTCAGCAGCCGACACAATAGAAAATCTTGTGTTTGGACCTATGGCACCCGTTGGAGAAACAGGAGCTACCGGAGAAACAGGATATACGGGAGACACCGGACCTACTGGAGATACTGGTTATACAGGAGATACCGGTCCTACAGGAGATACCGGTTTTACAGGAGACACTGGAGCTACAGGGGAAACAGGAGCTACTGGAGAAACCGGAGCTACAGGACCATATGGAGCTTTTGTAACTACTTTAGTACCTGGAAATTCAAGCGTTATGTTAACATCAACATCTTTTACCCTAAACGTTACAGGTGACTATATTGTATCTAGGGAAGCGTTTGCATTAGTAACATCTGGAATTGTTTTGACAATTAGACAACCTCCTCCTACGCTGTTTAACGGTGATGAAGTTATTATAGGCTTATTTTCTAATCCAAATACTCTAAATGCTTATTTTAAGTTCAAATATGATGGAAGTGTTCCTGATAGTTTTGGACCTCCACGAACTGCGCCTTATTATCACGTAGAATTTTACATTAACGATGTTGCAACTGGATGGTATTCAAATAGTCCAACTTATGATTACAGTTTGTTAGCTGACGGTCAAAAGATTTTTGTCATGAGTAATGGAACCACCGAGGCTTCATATCCTTTTACTGGAAGATTTGACCAAGGGCTTGCATTTTCTGCAAGAGCTATAAACTTATATCAACCAATCACGTACTCAAATGCATTTTTTTACATAACAGGGCTTGCAGGTGTTCCAGGAGGTCCAACCGGACCTAAGGGCGATATTGGACAAGGAAGTTGGAATGCTCTAACAGTTCCTAATGGTAATGTAGTTCAAGATAGTCAAATCGGCGGAACATTTAAGAAAATAGCAGGTAGTTTCAGTACATACGATTCTGCTCTTAGATCTATTCAGCGTTACAATTCTCCTTGCAATGTTACCTTTTCAAATCCTAACTCGATTGCATGCTACATAGGTCTTGGAAATAATGCAAATTCAAGTTATTCACCTACCACTGGTGTTATTCCATACGGATTTGAAATGCTTACTACTCCTGCAAACAAATTCAAACTAATAGTGAATTCAAGCGTACGCCCTACTGAATATTCTTATACAGTTACTGATAGTTTTGCAGTTCTTTACGATGGACTAAGTGTTCTATACTATCAAAATGGGTCAGAAATAATACCAAAAGAATCTTATACTTCAAATGGAAACGCTTTGTTCCTTGATTCTACATTTAAAGACTTAAACTCGGTATTAACAAACATAACTTTTGGACCAAATGGAGGTCTTGGATCAGCTGGTCCCCCAGGTCCGCAAGGAGATCCGGGCGGTCCCACCGGTCCTACTGGTTTCACAGGTCCAACTGGTGTAACAGGAGCTACTGGTTGGACAGGTCCTACTGGTTGGACAGGTCCTACTGGTGCTACTGGCAAAACAGGTGCTACGGGTGTTACTGGTGCTACTGGTAAAACAGGTCCTACTGGTGCTACTGGTGCAACTGGTTCTACAGGACAAGCAGGTCAGAACTCATGGACACCAATAAGTTATCCTGCAGGAAGTATTGTTCCGTACGGAAATACAGGTGGAGCTTTTAAAAAAGTATATCCGACAAATATCTGGGACAGTGCTTTACGCTCAGTACAGTCATACAATACATGTTACTGTTCGTTTACAGATACTGCTGAAACAAATACAACCGGCGTAATTGCTGGGTTGGACGATAATTTAGACTCGTCGTATATACCTACCAATGCTACAACCCACAATATTACAGCATTAATTAAATTTCAAGGATTAAATTATGATGTTCGTATTAGAGGCGTTATAATTGCTTCGGCACTTCGAGACAAAGGCGATACCTATTCAATCACATATGACGGAACAAATGTTACTTTTTATAAAACATCACTTTTAACTTCAATGACAACGGTTATTTCTTCAAAACCGTTAACAGCACAACGACCAATGTATTTCAGTGCAAATATGTTTTATTCTAGTCCAACAGCCACAACGATTGAGAACGTTGTCTTTGGTCCGATGGGAACAATAGGTTCTACTGGTTTCACGGGTCCAACGGGTCCAACTGGTTTCACGGGTCCTACTGGACGTTCAGGCGAGAATTCGTGGAAATACATGACTTATCCTTCAGAAGGTATTGTTCCATACAGCAATAGCTCCGGATCATTTCAGAAAGTCACAAGTTCTGCAAGCTGGCTTCGATCAATTGAAAAATATAAGACATGTTTTTGCTCGTTTACTATCTCAAAAATTGATATTTATACCATTGGGTTAAATGATGTTGTTCCGGCAAATACCATTCAAGTATTTTTTCCAGGCACTCAGGTTTCAACTACTTTTCCATTTCGTTTCTTATTTTATGACAATGGTAGTTTTATAATCATCATTAATGGAAATCCAGTTTATAATGGTACATATTCCGTTGGAGATACTTTTTCAATAACATATGACGGAGTTAATGTCACTTATTATAAAACATCTAACTCAATAACATCAATTATTCAAACAGCCAAACTTAATATAACAAATTCACTTTTTCTAAGTATAGATATTGGTGCTTCTGTATTACCAACAATAGATAATGTTGTTTTTGGTCCAATGGGACCAGCTGGTTTTACTGGCGCTACTGGCGCTACTGGCGCTACTGGTCCTACTGGTCCTACTGGTCCTACTGGTCCTACTGGTCCTACTGGTTCTACTGGCGTAACGGGTCCTACCGGACAAGCAGGGCAGAACTCGTGGACGCCTATAAGTTATCCGGCTGGAAACATTGTTTCATACGGTAATACGGCTGGAGCATTTAAAAAAGTATCTCCTACTACAGGAGTTTGGGACAGTGCTCTGAGATCAGTTCAAGCTTACAATACATGTTACTGTTCATTTACCGATACCGCTCTAACAAGTACAACTGGCGTAATTGCAGGGCTAGATGATAATCCAAATCCATCTTATGCGGTGAATAACACTAACCAGCATAACATTACAGCATCGATTAAGTTTCAAGGAGCGTATTATGAAATTCGATTTAAAGGTGTTGCTATTGTTTTTGCAACTCGAGTTGTTGGCGATAGTTATTTAATCGCATACGATGGTGTAAATGTTACTTATTACAAATTATCAAGTTCACTGCCAAAAGATATAACAGTTATTGCAACAAGATCTCTGGCAGCACAAGGTCCGATGTACTTCAGTGCAAATATGTTTCACAACAACACAACCATTGAGAATGTTGTATTTGGTCCAATGGGAGCAGTTGGATCTACTGGAGTGACAGGATCTACGGGACAAGTCGGACAGAACTCATGGACGCCAATAAGTTATCCGATAGGCAGTCCCCAAGCTATTGTTCCCTATAATAATAGAGCTGGCTCATTTAAAAAACAAGTTGGATCTAGTGATGGATTTAATACATTTATGTGTTCAGTTGAACAATACAAGACTTTTTACGCAAGTTTTACAATACCCAATATAGCACAAAATGCTTCAGGTAGTAATATTAGTATAGGGTTAGACGACACGCAACGAACCTCTATAAATGGAAGTAATTATTACCAAATTCCTGTGGTTTGGGGATTTTATAGCTATAGCCAATTCTTCATATATGTAAGGAATATAGGAGTAGCTAGCGCACAAGCATATGCAGCAGGAGACAGTTTTTCAATAATGTATGATGGTACAAACCTAATGTTTTATATAACGCCAGCGAGTACAAGGATACAGACGCTTATTGTAAGTACTCCTTTCGGAACGGATACCGCATTACGCTTGAATCTAATCTTAAATTCAACCCAAGATATAGTAGATAATATTGTGTTTGGACCTATGCCGGCTAAAGGAATACAAGGAATTCAAGGTTCTACCGGACCAACAGGAATCGAAGGAATTCAGGGAATACGGGGACCAACAGGACAAGTAGGACAAGGTTCGTGGACTTACGATATTTCACCTGCCGGTTCAATTATTCCTTATAACAATACAGCTGGTTCATTTCAAAAAGTTACTAGTAGTGTATATCCAACGCCGATTATCCTTTCTAAACAATCATTTAGAACTTTTTATGCAAGTTTTACTATTCCAAATAGTGGTGCTGGTGCTCGTATTTATCTTACTGATGGCACTCCAACTGATATAGATGGTAACCTATACAGGTCCTTTGTAGCATTTACTTGTACTCTATCTGGACAGATATTTTTTGAATATGGCAATAGTTTTGCCCAAACTACATATTCAGCCGGCGATTCATTTTCAGTAACTTATGACGGAACAACCCTTATTGCTTATAAGACTCTAGGCTCAACAAAAGTAACTTCTATCCTTAGAACAGCTAATTTTGCCATTCTAGCTCCATTATTCCTTGTGGTCGAGATACGTACCCAACAAGAGCGAATAGACAATGTTGTATTTGGACCGATGGGACCTCAAGGACCTCAAGGACCTCAAGGAATTCAAGGAATTCAAGGAATTCAAGGAATTCAAGGAGTTCCAGGACCAGCCGGAGCATCCGCTCAAATTTCGGAGTACACATACTATTTTCAAAATGGACAAACAGCAATAACAATTCCTACAAATGTAATAGGATTAGATGCAATACTAATTGGAGGTGGCGGAGGGGGCGGTGGTGGCGGTGGAGCTATTAATTGTGGAGGAGGTGGTGGCGGTGCAGGATATTGGGAATACCTTATCTCTCCAAATTTAGGACGATCAGTGGCGGGTAAGACATTTTCATTTTCAGTAGGTCTTGGAGGACAAGGCAATGCTGGAAATGGTGGTAACGGTAGTGCAGGTCAACCAGGTCAGTCAACTTGGATGCAATTAAATGGGGTAACATATGAAGCTCTTGGTGGAGGAGGTGGAGGCAAAGCAGATCCTGGTCCTGCCGGACGAGGCGGGCAAGGTGGAAATGGTGGAAATGGTGGGTCTGGTGGTGGAGGTGGTTGGGGTAGCACTTTCCCTGGTTCCTATGGACTTGGTCAAGCTCCCCAATATAACGGAGTTCAATCTAGTCTTGATGGCACAAGGTATGGAGGCATTGGCGGACGGTCTATTTTTGGATCAAAAGATTCCTTCCCAAGATCAGGTGCAGTTCCTGTTAATGGTGGTGGAGGTGGTGGATATTTAGGCGGTTGGTCTAATAGAAATGGTGCCGGTAATTTAACTAGTAGAGGAACTGACGGATGGGGATCTGGAGGAGGAGGTAATACATCGGATGGAAGTGTTAGTCCCGAAGGCAATAACGGTGGTAATGGCGCTCTATATGTAAGATACTATTACATATAAAAATTAGTTCAATTTTATCTTTTATCTGCATAGTAATAGATGATATCTTTGCTTTGGTTGTTTGTAGGAGCTCTGGTTGGACTTTTGATTGTTTCGGTATTCACCCCTCCTCCGAGAGTTGAAGTAGGAAGTCCTCAACCAGGTAAAAAGAATAAATTTAATACGCCTCTGGGATGTGTCAATCTCGTAGCAAAAGAAGTTCCCTGCGCATAACAAGGGATGTTCGTAAACATTATTGGAATTTTCAATAATCAAAAAGCCGGACCTGTGTTTTCGTTCATTATTGGGTTTGGAATCATGGTTTTGTTTTTCCATAAGCCGCTCAAGTACAAATATAAGCTAGAATCATCTGTGTCAGACTATACTGGCAAACCAGTTAAATTTGGAAATAAGTGCTACATCTACACTGCGGAGGATACTCAGTGTGATTTACCGTCTTCTAAATAAACACGATGGCAGACGGGGCAACTGACTTGAGCGATCTTCTTGGATCGGCACCCGTTCAAAACTTGCCGCAGTCGACTACCTTTTCACCAATTGTCACGGGAGGCGGTGACCCGTTTATTTCGCCAATTGGCAGTGCCCCATCTCATAAACCAGCATCAACTCTTCATTCCAATTCGTACATGTTTGCAAGTATAAAGCACGCATTTAAAAATTTAGTTATGTACTTTGGCTTCTTTTTGGCTGCAATGATAGTGTCGCTCTCGACACCTCGCAGTCTGATCCTTCAGTACATTCCAAACACATATACGGCGGGAGGTGTGCCGTCGTACATGGGTGCTGCTATTCTGGCTGCAGTAGCCGTCGCTATCGCGTACGTTGTCGGTACGCTCGGCAGTTCATTAGTGTGACGAATATAAAACTTTTAAGAGTCCGTATTTTTTGATGCATTTTTCTAGAAATTTGATGCAGCTATCGCATGGTTTTGAGTTTGCGATGCGCCCATCAGGCGTGATGCGAACGACCTTTAACACACACCCGCGCAGACGTGAAGTATCACCTAGATCTTTCACGACTGCTCGTTCTGCATGAATCGTCTGGTCTCCCCACCCGCATCCGCGGGACCGAGAGCCAATCCTATTCCTTGAAGATGCAATCACTTTTCCACGCTCAGATATTTCTGCATTGTGGTAGTGGAAGCCCTTCCTAAAACACGGCTTGTATGCCATTTTGTTAGTATTTTAACATTACGATAAAGTCTTTTCGTTTTCAACTAACTAATTTGTATTAAAGGAACAATGAGTTGGCTCAGGAGAAAACAAGGATGGGCTAATGAACCTCCTGCTAAAATTCATCCGCGAATTCTATTTGGACCTGGAATTTATCTGAGTCCAGGATTTATGAGAATGCATAATATAACACACGTAATCAACTGCGCCTTCAATAAAGACAGTCCTAGCTGGTTTCGCGAAAAGCATCCTGAAAAATATTTTTGCCTTGAAGCTATTGATAGCCTAGATGCAGATATAATGAATTGGTACCCTGAATTTGAAATGACAATTAACAGTTATTTAGAAGAACTTGGCTCTGGAACAATTTACGTACATTGTCAGTGCGGAATGAATCGTAGTGGATTTATGGCTTTGTTGTTTGTTTGTAAGAAATTTGGATTTTCATTTGAAACGGTTCGGCGAGTTATTTTGAAGCAGAGACCTTGTGCTCTAACAAATCGCACATTCGAAAAACAGGTAATAAATTTGATTCATAACGATAATGAGCGATCTAGGCTCAAACTCGCTTTGGAATGATATTTCTAGCGGAGCTTCAAATGCTGAAACAGATTTGATGGGACCATCATACAGCTATTCTGATAATATTCCCGGCCCTTCTTCTTTGGGAATAGGTTCTGACGGAACATTCGGTCAACTCGGAACTAACTTGAGCGGTATTGGAACTTACGTTTCAACTCTTATTGATGGTGACCCCCCGCTCGGAAACCAGTTCTTTGTAAACACTGGTGGAACCTGTATTGCTCCCGATGGATCCACGCAATCTCGGTACAATTACATTAATAACAAACCAGACGCTTCCAGTCTTCTTCCTGCAAGTATGAGTGAAATAGGATCCGGAATGAACGGTCTAATTCCAGGTGTTATTGGTGATATCGAAGGCTTGAATCCGATGTACATGATGAGCGCACTAATGGCCGATTCTTCACCTAAATGTGAGTGTTATAAGTGTGACGTAACTACTGGAGCTTCAGCCCGCTTTTTAACTACATCTCTAAGTCCGGATTACAGCACAGATAATTGCACGCAAGTAGATGTATCTCAATGCACTTCTGAGTCTTTTCAAAACTATAGCAGTATTCCACTAATTCCTACTTTATTTGGAGTTGGAGTACTTACTTTGCTTTTCTATTTTCGGAAATAGACATTTAGAGTTTTTAAAAGAGTAACTGAAAATGAATGATATATTCCGAATCAAAAAAGTTAGAGATGCGTCTTTATTGAAGAAAAACACGTCTTGTACTCTGGATTCTCTCCATCAAAACATAATAACATCCTTGCAGTATGAAGAAAATAATCCAGAAAAAATTAGCGAGCGATTGAAAGAAATCAAAGAAGATATTAGTAAGCTTGGAGGAACATTAGATGATGTTTTGAAATCATCAAAACTTGTTGAAGAATATAAATCTTTAAATGATAAATTAAAATCAAAATCTCCTGTAATTGATTACTATATTAAAAATGCAGATATAATGCTGAAATACTACGGATCTGGAGAAAAGCAGCAACAAGTAACAAATATAGTTGATCAAAAAACATTTGCTAAATTTCTAGCTCCGAACTGTTCGGAACTAGCAGGTACTTCTAAAAAGACCCTGTTTGACGAATTTTCGTGCCGCATGAAACTTAATACTGGTCCAGTAGACGTTAAAGATGCTCCTACCGAACACTGTACTGCCTGTAATGTTGCTCGTGAAGAATCATCTGAGGAAGGTGTTTTGTTCTGCCCTTCTTGTGGGTCTGAAGAGTATATGCTAGTAGTTTCGGACGTTCCTTCGTTCAGAGATCCACCAAAAGAACGAAATAATTACGCTTATAAGAAAATTAATCATCTTAATGAAATTTTGAATCAGTTCCAAGGAAAGGAATCAACTATCATTCCCGTGGAAGTTATGAACGAAGTTATTTGCGAAATAAAGAAACGCAGAATTCAAAACGTTGCAGAATTAGGAGAAAAGGAAATACGTGAAATTTTAAAAAAGATCGGCCGATCAAAATATTATGAGCATGGAACACACATTATTTCGCGATTGAACGGTAATCCACCTCCAACAATAACTCCTGAAATTGAAGAAAAAATACGAACAATGTTTCAGGAAATACAAGCTCCTTTTCTTATTTATTGTCCTGATGACCGTACTAACTTTCTTTCTTATTCATACATTCTCTACAAGTTTTTTGAACTACTTGAGTTAGACGACTACAAAATATACTTTCCTCTCTTAAAAAGCCGCGACCGCCTTATTTCTCATGACGAGATCTGGCAGAAAATTTGCGATTATCTAAAATGGGAATTTATAAGATCAGTTTAACCCCTTACTTTTTAATGAGTTTGCGCGTTAGACACCATACTAGTACGAACACACCTGCGTGTACAGCAGCCTTTACGTGAAGGGATGCTGAAGGTGACGGAAGGGAGACTAGGACTCCGGGAACAAGAACAAAAAACAAAACAGCTAGGTAGAGGCACTTCAGCATCATTTTATGTTATTAATATTAGAAAGAAATTCTTTTTGAAAGTTAATGACTACTATTCAACGGTGGGGATATCACTTGATTGCCGATATTTCAAAATGCTCGCCAAGGTCGATCCGTTGCCGTACAAATATTCAAATGTTTACTTCCGAACTCGTCAAAAGAATAGATATGGTGCCCTTCGGAAACCCTCAAATTGTCATGTTTGGATCCGGTAATAAAAAAGGATATACTCTAGTTCAACTAATTGAAACTTCTAATATTTGTGCCCATTTTGTAGAAGAAACAGATGATATGTATCTAGACGTATTTTCTTGCAAGAAGTTTGATATTCCAATAGTTGAAGATACTCTTCGAAAATACTTTGAGCCTCGGGCAATTAAAAAAGTATATCTTGAACGGAACGCAGAGCGTATTGTTACAGATCCACCATCATGGTAAAAAAATATTTCTACTTTTAGTTAATTTCGAAGAAAGCCTTCAGCATGTTGCGAAACTTCTCAGTCATGTCGACTACTAGCCGCTCCTTCAGGATCTTCTCCTGCAAGGTGCGCTGGTCGGCTATGAGCTGCGCCAGGAGGTTCTCCTGCATGGCGTGGTCTTCGGCCACGAGCTCATGGATGCCCACATCGGGGCTCTCCTCTAGCTCGGTGAGGTGCTCATCCGCCAAAATCATGTCCTGGAGGATGCGGTTCTTCTTCTCGGCCTCGCAGTCCATCGACGCATCGATAGCATCCTGCTCGGCTTCAGCCTCCTCGCGAGAAGGCACTGGGGGCTCACCATAAGTGACCTCCTTGACTTCCGATCGGACTTCAGGGAGGGACTTTAGGTAGTTCTTGATCTCGCGCCTCAAATTCTTCAGAGGCAGCAGACCTACGCCTGGAGAAAAGCCAAGGTGCTTAAGACCGGCCTTCGTGCCGCGCAAAATTCCGACCGAGAGACGAAAGTCTTCGGTCTTTTTGCCGTCTCCAGTCTTTTTGCCATCTTCAACGGCATCGTCATACATCTTCTGTACGCGGGGAATCTCCTGATTGAGGAGAGTCAGAGCAGTCTTCAGCGCATTGACATTCTTGGTAGCGTAAAGCGTATCAAACTCGTCACGTGTAAAAGAAGACATTTCGGTGTTGGAATACATCGCATGACGGTAAAAAATCCGTTTTGATTTTAACCGTCCTGAGGACCATCATCAATTTCTGGATCTTCTTCTCCGAATATAAGTATTACTTGAATCTTTTCATCTTCGTCATCGTAATACTTATCATTTAGCATAACTATTGTTCCGTCATCTTCATAAAACAGAACCCGTTTGGCTCCTGTTTTAGGATTGGTTTCTTCAGTTACTTCAAAGAACATTTTTAGAATTATTAATATTATTTATATAATTTCGTTTTTATGCGGGGCAAGGCGCGTGAACGTCTGACGCAAGAATGCAGTCTCCGCTGGGACACTGTTTGTATCCTGAAGGGCACGACGGATTAATTTTTGTAGAGGGATTATCAAACCTCTCTAGAGCAGGAAGAAGGTATCGGTGGATGACATAACTTGCTAGCGCAAAGACCAGAGCATGCGTAAGAGCTTGAGTTTGAAGAGATGCGCCCTCTGGAATTTTAACAAGCACTCCAGGAACTAGAAGAAAGAAAAGCCCACCATAAATAGCGCACTTGAGAAACATTTACATTATCACACCAAATTTTATGAAACAACTTAATAATGAGGATTATCCGTAAAGGCAATCCAAAAGGATTTGATATTGACTTTCAAGTAGATAATATAACAGATCCGGAAGAGGTTGACTTATTGCATAAAAGTCTTCTGAAAAAAGGATTATTGTTTACGTATGCGACCGGCGGTATTCCTTACGAACCACCGACGCAAAATATCATTCTTCACTATATTGACAAAGAATTCAATTTGTACGATTATGCAATTTTATTTACACCTCAACCTAAGAAAGAACGAGTTGATAAACCAAAATCTTCTATCATTCCTAAAGATCCAGAACTAAAAGAACGGGCTACAACATACGCAAAATTAAAGGGACTTTTATATGCATTTAGAAAACATTTAAAAGCTTATGAAAGTTTTAAACCTAAATACTTATCTTTGTTTAAAAAATTTTTAAAACATATACAAAAAATTACTGTTGGGGTAGAATTTCCAACTGAATATACAGAAGAATCTCTTCTAAAGTTAGACAGAGATATACTCGAATTCTTTGCTCTGTAGTTTAATAATGGAGACCATACCATACAGACGGTCAAAACTCATTGTAAAAACAATTCCAAAAGGAACTCTCCTGTTTCGTCTTCTGAAAAACCAGGAGAATGATATGCGTGGGGTTCCTATTGAAGACGGTATGAGGTGTCTAACTCCAAATTTTAACGTTTATTTTTACCCGAATCCATTTGCAGCGGAAATTGCGTTTGAATCATACTTGCATGAATTTGACGAAAAAATATATGTTTATATTTTGAACAAAGATATAAAAGTTATTTCTCTGATAAACCCTTCACAGTATTCGCGAGGAGACAAATATCGTAAAAATTTTTTCATGGCGCGATGTTCAACTCGAAAACAAGGATGTCTTCCAAGACCACAAAGACAATATGATGCATGCTTTAGCGATACAATAGTAAAAAAATTTCCAGAAATTGTTGGAACAATAGCAATAGCTAGAAAAGATTCATTATCTATTAAGAAAAAATTAGTACAACAAAAGAATGCAACAGTGCGCCGTTTTTTCAAAAATACGGCAGAAGATGTCTTAGGGACGAAAGGAGTTCCTGAACTTGCAATTCATCCTCTCGTTTTGCGTCCTCCAAAAGACGTAATTACAAAAGAAGGGGATATTCTTGAAACAAATTATCGCTTATTAACAAAATTTAATCGCAATGATCGGAAATCTATAATTAATTTCATGGATACAAAAACAGTTTATGATCCAGATACTTTTTATTCTAAATTAAAATAAACTTAACACTCTAGTCTACCTATAATAGCACAGGCTATACGGTCTCCAGCATGTCCAGTCTTTAGAGAATCATCAAATCCTCCTTTCCCGTAATCATCTTTATCGGCGTGAACAATTACTGACCGTCCAAGAACATCTGCAACACTTACTCCGGTTAAATAGTAAACTTTTTCAAATGGTTTACCCGCTTCAATATATACATTTCCAAGGTCTCCCGTATGTCTTTGACCAGGAGTTCCTGGAGGTCCTCCGTGATTTTTAGGAGCTCCCATATTAAAATGATCACATGCACCCTTACACCCTTCGCCTCTTAAATCACCTGCCTTGTGAATATGAAATCCATGTTCACCAGGAGGAAGAATATCAAAAAATGCATGAACTCTAAGTTTTTTTGCAGTATTCGTAAATAAAACTGCTCCTCGAACCTGTGTTGTTTTAAAAACTGCTACCGCCATTATTCTAATTTAGTATTAACTATTGTTTAGATTCAACTGGATCCGGACTTCCGGGAGCATATGTGGGTTGACCGGCAGGAACACATTCTTCGCCATTCTTTGCAGTTTTATCGCCATTGGGAACGTAACCATTAGGGCATGTAACTCCATAATTCATCATGGTCTCAATATATCCTTTAATGTTTACCCAATAGTACCGCATAACAAAAGTATTAACAACCATAAACGCCACTGCGTGAACGGCAAGAACTGTCATGCGGCTACCCTTGGAAGGAAACGTAAAAAGAACACCAGGTACAAACGCCGCAAAAAGAAGAAGGCTGAGAAGGCTGCTGATATAATCCATTTATTAGTATTGTGTGAAAGATTTCTATTTCTTTTTAGGAAAGCACCAAGAACTAGATACTTCCCGAATTTCATTCATAGCCCACTTTGCTGCAAGTACTTCTTTCTGTTGAGTTGCAGAAAGTTCAGAAACTAACCATACTCCAATCTTGATATCAAGATCATGAAGAATCTTTAATGCATCGACTACGGTTGTTGGCTTCTCGTTAACAACTTCCTTGAGGAGGGCAAGAAGCTCTTCCTGAATAGACGGTTTAACTTCAGAAGTAGCTACTGCTGGAACAACGTCGGACATTTATTACTATAATTCATTCTTTTGGGACGGGCATGACGAGCACCCTACTTTGTCTGAAAGTTGAAGTTTCGAAGATACTGTATATCCATAAATCACTGCACCAAGAACTGCAATAAGAACTGCCCAGTACCACATTTATTATCCAGTTCTAGTTTTTTACTTCCATAAAAACGGATTTTTTTAATTAAAACAGTATATTCCAAGCAAAGAAAACACTTAAATATTAAAATTAGAAAAATGTGATCTTTAAAGAATTAGACTTTATTATAACTTATGATTCTAACAATAACGCAAGATTGAGATCTTGGTTTACTCCTGACGGGAGGTTTTTTACTTTAAAAACGGATTCTTTTTAGTTAAAGCACTGTATATCGCCCCACAAGGCCTGTCCGAGAGTACAGACTCACTCGAATCTTTCCTAGCTTGGAGAGTTAACGTAATCCCGAAACAGCGGGTGGTAGTGAAGACTATGGTTCAACACTAAACCTGCAAGCCAGGTCCAGCGCAAACTGGAAACACTAGAAAAACCAAGAATGAGCTCTTGTTCCTCCAGACGGGAGGTTTTTAACTTAAGTTTTTTACTCTAATAAAAACGAATTCTTTTTAGTTAAAACAGTGTATTTCGGGTACCGCGCCCCCAGTAGGATCTCAGTGAGTGGAGGTCTTTCCAGGTTATCATGTCACTCATCATCGACAGACGGTCGATGGCGGCCTTCCGGGGTTATATACCGGCTATAAAAACGCAAGAGCAGATTCTTGGTTCCTCTACGGGGGTTTTTTACTTTAACTCATTGAACTACATAATAATAAATGGGCATTCCTTTTTACTTTGTCAGTCTTATTCGATCTCATCGTGGAATTACAAAACAAGTTACACGAATAGAAGTTGATGTTGTGGGGTTTGATTTTAATTGTTTAATTCACAGATACTTGAAAGACGAAGACCCGGTGAATTCAGTTATAAAGGCAATCGAGCATATTCTTACAACAGTGGTAATTGCTAAAAAAGTTATTATTGCGTTTGATGGAATAGTTCCTTATGCAAAAATAGTGCAGCAAAGATATCGCCGTATGCGATCGAAAGAAGAAGGAATTTTTGACCGTAACCAAATTTCTCCAGAAACAATCTTTATGCGAGAACTTGAGAATGCAGTTGCTGCTCGTTTTCCATCGGCAGTTCTC